CACAGCTCCTCGAGCTTGTGAAAAGGAAGATCCATCCTTTGTTCCAGCGTATTCGAGAGAATCGAGACCCTGTGTCCCGTCCTTCTCTCCATGCATCCTTTCTAGCAACCCGCTCTTTCGGTGGCCAGAGGCAGGACCTGATCAGTCAGTGCCTCTTCCCCTACCGGCCTACGGCCTTGAACCCCAAGGTTGAGAGAGGCTGGGACCGTTTTACTGAGCACCAGGCCTATGACATCATTATGTCTGCCTGTGACAATTCTCTTCTAGTGTCCATGGATTATCTTCCTTACGCCGTCGTAGGGAGACAGCACGTGGTTAATTTTCTTCAGGAGTTGAGGACTACCTGGATTTATCCCGACGTAATTCTCAGCCTTTCCGACTACACCTCCTCCGAGGATGTGGTTGAAGCAGGCCCCGACCTCCTGTACCCGAGAGCCTTTGCTGCTCCCGTGCTTGAGCCTCTCAAGGTTCGCATGGTTTCTGCAGGCCCTGCAAGGCTGTATTATAGCCTTAAGAGAGTCCAGATGGATCTTCATTCCGCCATACGGAGCATCCCCCTCTTCCGTCTCGTTGGTAGGCCTCAAAGCCCGACTGACCTGATGGATATCATACCGGATGATCTAGCAGAATACATAGACCCCCGATGGCTTTCAGCTGACTACAAGAGTGCCACTGACAATCTCTCCGCGACTCTCTCTCGAGAGATCATGAAGAGACTCCTTGGCCCTTGCAGCTTCCAGCGTCAGGCCTGCCTTGCATTAGGTGCACACGAGGTGAATTACCCCCCGGTTACGACCATGACCCGGCTTGGAAGCTGGCTTGTGGATGTCGATGGAAACCTGTGTTATGTTGATGAAAAATGGATTTCGGACAATGTTAGGAACCCTAAGTGTCGAGAGCTTGCTCTCCTCGGAAAGGAATTCCCCTACACTGTTCGCCTTGCCCCCGCTTACCAATCGAATGGTCAGCTTATGGGGAGTATCGTGTCTTTCGTGATTTTGTGCCTCGCTAACGGTGCCGCTCTTGATCTCTACCAAAGAGACTCTAAGAGGAGACTCACCTTTGAGCAGTATCTCAGATCTGCTCTGATTAATGGTGACGACCTCCTCTCTGTAGTCGATGGTGATCAGGAGCTCACCCGATTCAAGGAG